ATGTACGTGAACTTGTTTGGAAACTGTGTAGATTGGGATCGGTTCCAAATACAAACTAGATTCTTTAATGATGATCTTGTGATCATCGAAGACGCAGCACAAAGTTTTGGTGCCAGTTACCGAGGCATACCCAGTGGCAAGATGGGTGACATCAGCGTGTTGAGTTTTGATCCAACCAAGAACTTGGGCAACTATGGGTCAGGAGGAATGATTTTGACAGATGATCTGCACATTGTCAACACAGTAAAAGGTCTGCGCGACAACGGTAGACCTGTAACCTATCTTTATCACAACGACACCCCAGGAACCAACAGCAAAATGAGTGAGTCTGATTCAGCTCAGATGTTGGTCAAACTCAATCACTTTGATTCGTGGCAGCGGCGCAGAACCAAGATCGCCGAATACTACATGCAAGAGTTGTATCAGTACGTGGATACATTAACCCCAAACAAGGATGTGGTTCATGCCTGGCATAAATTTGTAATTCGCACACATGATCGAACAGCCTTACAAGCAAAATTAAGTTGGCATGGCATTGAAAGTAAAATACACTATGATTATGCGTTGTACGATCTAGGAGTTGGAGCCAGTTATATTGACTACACCAAGGATGTGTACACAGAAACCAACTCGTTTACCAAAGAGTGCCTGAGTTTGCCTATCTATCCTGAACTGTCTGATGCTGAAGTAGAAACTGTAGTTGCAGTCATCAAGAATTACTATACTGAATAAATTTGATTTGTAACCAAGCCCAATCAAAACTCAGCATCAGCAGATTGTAATCACCACCCACCTCCTCATAGTAAGCAACAGCGTCAGCTGCACCACGCAAACACCATTCCGCATGATCACCATGTGCCACAGTTAACCAAGTGGTTAATCTATGTTCAGTTTCTAACGTAGGTTGCGTGGCCATAAAGTGTTTTAGTTTAACAACTTCACGGAATGCTGTACGCCAGGTCATCCAAGGGTCTTGATTGAATCGTGCTATACCACTTAGTACAGGCACACTTTCGTGTGGCTGACTTAGAGTAAAATCAATACCAGGATTGTTATTTGCTAATACTAGATTCTTGTTATACGCAATCATGCCTTGGTGTCCGTACTCTAATCCGTTAACAGGATTCTGTGCATTAAAGATATAATGTTTGGGCTCTTGCCAATAATCTGGTTGCCATGTATACCAAGGGAAACTTCCTCCCATTACTTCTAGTTTGGCAAATACAGCAAAAAACCAGGGCGTGGTACTTGCACGAGCTGCCGCTTGATACGCTGCCGTACGACCATTGACTCCACGTATCCATTTTACATTACTATTGGCCATGTATTTGGTGTGATGGAACATTAGTTCTTCATTGGGCTCACCATTACTAATGAAGATAGTATCCAGGGGATTTTCAGTCACATAATGAGGATTTTTGCGGTTTACATAAGGGTAATCATATAATTGTGTACGCAAATGTGCCTTGATTTCTCTAGGCACTATCGTAGTAGCCCCGTTGCGTGTAATTGCCTCAGCTACACGGTCTTTTGCATGCCACAAACAAAGATCCTGGGCGTTTGACGGTGCTGTGCTTTGATTGGTAAACACTGCGTATGGAAAATCAAACTGATATGCTTGTACTGCAGGCACAATGCTGTCTTGGGCAAATTGTACCACAGGAGCAGGCAGTCGATCTACCAATTGTTCTTGGCAATAGTTGATCACATTAAACCAATCCAGCATTTCTAATTCATACATCTGTGTCTTAAACGATTCCACATGTATATAAAAAGTATCTCCGCGACGTTGGCTGCTGCTGCCAAACACGTGAATCATTTCCTTTTGCCACGGTTCGGGTTGCCAGGAAAAATCAAATTTGGTGTAATTGCAAATGCTGCTGGTAATCCAAACGTATTCAGTTGTAGCCGTCGTCATTACACGTTTGAACGTGTCTAAATAATTATCAACAAAGCGAGTAACTTTAATATCAGGATGCCGTTGCTGCATCCAGGCCAATTGATGGTTGGCATTGTTATGATCAACATAGTAGATGTCATGTAGATCATCGGGTCTGTGTACAGTTTGATTGTTAACAAAGTTCAAACTAGGAAACTGTTCTAGAGACGTAGCCCATTTAGCATGTCTTTCAAACTCCCATTTGTTGACAAGATATGTGTCAGACCATTTTTGCCATTGGCTGCCAAATATGTGCGTCATGTAGCTTTGCCACGGCTCGGCATGCCATGCAAAATCAAACTCACTGTAAACATTTTCGCTGCTAATAACCCAGAATTTGTTTGTGCTGGTTCTAGTAACACAACGACGCACAGTTTCTAACATGCTGTTGGCGTATCTGATCTTTTGTGCAGCAGGAAAACGTTGTTGTAGTTGTTCAAACCGTACTGCAGATAATGAGTTACCCTTATCAACAAAAAAGATATCTAGCACGACAATTGTACTTTGGCCTTTCTGCTTGATTGGTAATTCGTATTCCAGTTTAATTTCTGTTGCACCAGGAGTGGTATATGTTAGTCCAGTGCTCTTTTGATATTGACTGCCAAAGTGATGTACAAAACAATCAGCTGGATGCGGATGCCAGGTAAAGTCAATGTTGTCTACATTAATTTCTTCAGGCACACACCACCGTTCCGGCATTGACAACAATGCAGCCTTGGGATATTCCAGGTACTTGCGTTCAACTGCACCCAGCACATGGTATTCTACTGTGGGCATGATTTCTGCAGCGTGCCACTGATTACCAAACACATAGATGTAAGGTGGATCACCAGGATCTGGAACCCAACTGTAATCCCATTCACAGTCTATCAATGTGTGCCAATGGTTATTATGTCGTTCTGGCAATTGTGCTCTGGGATAATCCAGGAACTTGCGTTCAGTTGCGCCTGCAACTGCATATTCTACTGTAGGCATAACCTCTGCAGGATACCACTGATTACCAAACACATAGACGTAAGGTGGATCACCAGGATCTGGTTCCCAGCTAAAGTCAAAGCTGGCTGCATGCACAATTGTAAACTTGTTAGGCTGACTGATTCTAGTAGCCTTGGGGTAGTCCATGTACTTTGTTTCTGTGGCGTTACCAACCACGTACTCCAGTGCAGGTCTCAATTCTGGTGCCAACCATTGATTGCCAAACACATAGCGATAAGGAGGATCTGTAGGATTGGGACGCCAGGAAAAATCAAAATATTCTATATCATCTAATATGTTCCACTGATCCATTACTGGCAACACTTGTACAGGCCTATCTTCTACAAATTTATATTGTGTAGCGCCAGGCACTGTGTATGTTACAGTTGGCTCACGCACCGCTAAATTCCATTGATTACCAAATACATAAATGTATGGGGGCGATGCTGGATCTGGGCACCAGCGCCAGTCAATACTGTTTCTATCAACATGTTCAGGGATAGAATAACAGTCTATTATTGGCAGTCGATGTACTGGGTATTCTGTTCTGTAATTGTAAACCAATTGTGTATTGTGTTTATTGGCCAAATACACTTCGCCATTGGGTTGCCATTGATTGGCCCATACATGTGTTTGGTTTGCTTCCCAGGGCGCTGGCACAAAATTAAAATCAAAATTTGAGTAATCGTTGCCTCCATAAATATACCAGTAGAGTCCAGTGCGGCTCTTGTCAGCAGCATCCTCTAAACTTGTAGCAGGTTGTTCGTGCGCAAATCTACCAGGCTTAGGCCCAAAATAAAAAACATCAAACATGTATAATATTCACAGTCATTACGAAACTTTATTCTATGCATTAAAGGATATTGTAACACATCGTAGGTTAATTTACCTATACCCATACGGCTCAACTCAACCAGAAAATATTGAACGCTCAGCCGATAATATTTCAAAATTCAGTGGCTTTATTAAAGACGGACCTATGTTTGTATTCTACGACCAAGAACCCATATACGGCAATTATAATTATACATTGTTTGATCACATAAAAAATAATTTTCAACCACCACATATATTAGTAACGACTGAAAAAGATAATCCAACTCTGACAGAAATCCAAGAAAAATATGGTTGGCCAATTGTGTATTATTTTCATCATGTGTTTGCAGCGCATGATTGGTTTCGAGGGTATCAGTATAATTTGGCAATCACAAACCCAAAAGATAGAACTATTACAAAAAAATATATTACGTTCAACCGCCTAACTGGTAATGCTAGAGTATATCGTAGTTTTTTTGTTGCCGAACTTCAAAAAAATAAACTGCTCGAACACGGACATGTTAGTTACAGCGATGTTTGTCCCGAACATGGATATTACGAGGAAAATATACTTGCTTCGATAACTACACACAATGTATCAGCTGAATATGTATTAAACGCTAGACACCAATTAGACCAAATTGACTTTCCATTGCGTATTGATCAAAAACATAATCAGTTTATTGAAAACGACAGTATGCGTATCAATGCTATTGAAGAATGCATGGAAAGTTTCTTGTATGTAGTAACAGAAACGTGTTATTGGGATACCAAAAAACACCTGACAGAAAAAATATTTAAACCTATTATTACCAAGCAACCATTTTTGTTACTGGCATGTGCTCATAATCTTGAATATCTACGCAGCTATGGATTTAAAACATTCAGGGCCTGGTGGGATGAAAGTTACGACACCATACAAGACCCCATACAACGATTACAAGCAGTTGTTAAAATTATCAACGACATTTGTGCAATGAGTAACGAGCGTCTTGAAGAAATCCTAACGGAAATGCAAGAAGTATTAGATTACAATTATAACTGGTTCTATAATAAACAATTCTTAGATCAATGCTGGGACGAACTAGTCGTTAATCTTCAGCTGGCAACTGCTCAAGTGTTACCCCAGACTTCTTCAGAAACACTAGTCCTGAATCATCACGATAATTTGCACCATAGTATACATGACTAATACCTGATTGGTATATCAATTTGGCACACTGCAGGCAAGGTGCATGAGTAACAAACAAGGCAGCGTTGTTACCGCTTTCGTTTGATTTTGCCAACTTGGCAATGGCATTGGTTTCAGCATGAAGAACTTCAGATTTGGTTTTTAATTTAACCCTATGTATAGCACCTTCAAATTCTGAGTAAGTGTCCGTTGTTTCATCTTCACAGTTGTTGTCCCAGCCTGCTGGCATACCATTGTATCCAATAGAGATAATTCTATCATCCTTGACCACAATAGCACCCACCTGCAACCTACGGGCACTGCTTAACCCAGCAAATGTTTGTGCAGTCTGCATGTAGGCACGTTTAAATTTATCTTTCATTTTATATATGCTATTCCATTTTTAATTAACATTGTTCCCTCGCAAAAAACATTCCATTTTTCTATATTGTTCTCAACTGTAACATCATCACGTATAGGAACTTGAATGTCTAAATGCTCCACTAAATGTTCTATGCCGTTTTCAAATACTCGCCAGATTTTACCACTTCCATTATGCTGGTGATTAAATCTTATGTGATATTTGTTCATATATAATTTTTGTCCATTTATTTGCATCTTGCTCTGTTACTCTTACATCATATTTTTCTGGTGGTTCAAATAAACGATTAGTATCTTGGTATCTACCTTCTGTAATCGTGTCTATCCAAACTGTAAAGTCTGCGGCATAGATATCACGCATTGCAGGTAATGGACAAACAAAGTCTGCGATTATGTAATCCCTATTAGAGACATCTGCTATTTCTCTCATGCGCCGACTTTGTCTTAAACGTCCTTCTTCACTAAAATCCCAGTCATTAAATTTTTGTCTAATCTCATCTGCATTAAGCCATAGCACGTCTGGTGATAGCATTGCAAACAAGTTTAATGCTAGTGTAGTTTTACCCGAGCCCGGAAGCCCCATAATTAGTATTCTCATGAATAAACCTTGACTCCGTATTGTTGTTCAAATCTATCTGCATCAGCTCTATCATTGACCATGGGCTCTCCTCTTATATTCAAGCTGGTATTAAGCAGCATAGGGCAGCCAGTTCGTTCATACCAGGCCTCTAACAATGCTCGGATTCCTGAACCATCCGACGATACCGTTTGTACTCGACTGGTCCCATCATGATGGCAGATAGCAGGAAAACGGTCAGGAAACCTGCAACGAGCGACTGACTGCATATAATTGCTGTCAAGCCAGCCAGGGCTGAGATCAAAGTACTGGTCAGCCATCTCAGCCAATACAACAGGGGCGAAGGGTCTGAATTTTTGTCTGCGTTTAATTTCATTTACTCTATCCTTGATATCTGGACCTCTAGGATCCGCCAACAAACTTCTATTACCTAAAGCACGTGGACCAAACTCAGCACGACCAGATGCAACACCAACAATACCGTCAACCAATAAACTATCAAGTACGGGTCTAACCGGATATGCTCCCGGAATATTGTGACCAAGATAAGCATTGACCCAATTAAGGCGACGCCCATATTGAAGTGCGGCAGCACCAAGGCTGCTACCAGCATCGCCAGGATTAGGCATAATCCATATATTTTCAAAGTATTCTCCTAGGTTTCTATTGGCTAGACAGTTGAGTGCAACTCCGCCCATGTATACAAGATTATGGCTCCATCTAAAATCTCTAGCATTGCACATCACATTATAAATCATTCGTTCTGTCAATGCTTGTGCTGATGCTGCAATATCAGTGTTGCTCAAATCAGCCAATGCTGTTTGATCAATGCCTATGTGTAAGTTTTCTTTAAATGTGGCACGATACTCATCTGCAACATATTGTGTGCTTATTGTATCAGCATGACCAGGATCACCGTATGCACTCATGCCCATCATGATATATTCTTCTTCATTGGGTTTAAGTCCCACACGTTGCGTCATTGCACTGTAGAACAATCCTATACTGTGTGGGTAACGTTGTCCCCATAGTCGTTTATAGTGTGCCTGTCCATGGCTGTCGTACTCTGCACCGTAAATGCTGATGGTATCTGATTCTCCAATGGCATCTATTACTACCACAGTGGCACGATCAAATGGACTGGTTTGGAATCCTGCTGCAGCATGACTGAGATGATGGCTGTGACTGCTGTAACTTGGAATATGTGCATATCCGCCAAATTGCTCAGTGAGGATTTTCTTGGTAGATAATCTGTTCCACTCTATACCCTCGCCACTGCGCAACCTACGCAATTGCTTTTGCAATGGTTGTTCGTAGTAGGCCACATGATTGACTGGGCCATGAGACATCACATCACGTAACAATTCGTAACAGAGATTTGGATCGTTCTTTATTTTGCTGTAGCGTTCACTATGAGCAGCAAACAGTATATTGCCGTGATGGTCAATTACACTAGTCGCTGCGTCGTGAAAACCAGCCGAGATTCCCAATATGTTCATTTATTTTATCTGCTATTCGTTGATGTCCAAGTTCCAATGGATGGCCTTCTGGTCCTTTAGGACAATCGCTCATCCATTCAACTAGGCCCTGATCAGGCCATCCCAACCACGGATAAGTCTTTGCGCCACTGGCCCACGTTTGTATATCAAACGCACTAACAAAAAAGTGCGGAATCAATTTATAGGATAAAAAAGCATGTAGTAACTCAACTTGAGTTAAAAACTTATCTCTGGCCCAGTCCTGATCCCATCCTCTAAATACTTCATTTATCACTTGCCCGTATTTCTTAATGCTGTTAGCAGTTAAATGATTGTTAGATATTTCTATTCTGTCCGGTGATGTCCACGCAATAATAACCTTGACAGGATATTCTTCGGTGGTGTTGATGTAGTTAACTGTGCTACGTACAATATAATCGTTACTGGCTCCTGCGACTGCAATGTTAACAGAATCATGTACCAAGCTTGGCCAGGCGATGGAGCTTTCTTCGCCGCTGGTGAAGCTACACCCGTTTACTAATATCATTTGTAAATAAATGGATCTCGTTTGCGTAGCTCACGTAGCTTACGCCGATATTTAATTTCTAGTTTAATTCTATTATAGATGTTTTGTAACCAGTTCATTGAATTTTTCCTTAATTAATTCTGCTGCTGCTGCGTGAGCTTCTTCAAGTGGATGTGTAGTTCCTACTGGGTATTTATTTTCAATTGCCCATTGGTAAAAACCTCTAGGTTCTTTTGTTTCATTTTCTAATGTTCCGGCTGGAAACCAAAACCAAGATTCTTGATCATTGAATATTTGTTCTGTTAAACTGTGTATGGTTACATCAGCGTGTTGAGTAGTATAATTATACCAGATACTGTTATCAGCACAGGTAAACAAATAGCGAACATTGTTTGCTTTTAAGTAATTCTGTAAATAAACTATTTCTTTTAACGTAGAATATACTTCCCAATATTCCCCGCTGCCCACATGTTGATAAAAAGCCTTTGCAAAATTGTGTACTCCGGTTGATTTGGCACGAGTTATAGTTTTACTATGTTCACCTAAAATTTGTGTATCCTTTGAAATAAACTCTTGTTCTATTTCATCTATCTCTTTAATAGTCCATGCAGTGATCGAATACCATTCTTTGGTACGTTGCCCGGTATCATATGTAAATTTAAATTCATATCTTCCAGGAAAAGTCCAATTAACTATAACAAAAAGTTTTTTAGGCAATTGTCTTTGAATCTCAGAAATAACTCGTCGAGCTATACCATCATTACCAATACCTGGCCATGCTACACAATTATATTCGTATTCCCGACTTAACAATGCCGTAAAGGTATTATTTGGCGACTGGAGTTCGCTACCGTAAACAAAACTATCACCGCCGGCTACTATAATCATATCCTGGTTTCATCATATCAATTTGCATTTGTTTATAATCTGAATCAGACCAACAGTAAGGATATGTACCAATAACATTTTCAATTTGCACAGAATATATGTCCGAGTAGCTTCCTAACATGTTCCATATTTTAAAATGATCGGTTGTACCAAAACTTTTTAGTAGATCAACCTCACCAATAGGTAGATAACCTAAACTCAAGTTTTCATCCAAAGGGTCCAATTTATTCTTTACCAGCCACTCACGAAACAATTGTTGTTCTTTGATGTGCCAAAAATGTCTTGAGTCATGACCCGATACTACATCTAGCCCCCAATCAATATCAAACTCACCGCTGTAATATTCAAGATGTGTAATTGCCTCACACACTGCGTCAGTAAGATCAGGTGCACCTTCGTCCCTAAACACTTCAAACAATGTTTTACCTATTTGCGCCCAGTGCATGTATACATGACCAAATCTACGATCGTACCCATTTTCTAAAAACAGTTTTCTATGTTCGGCACGCAATGTGTGTCGAGGAGCATGTAACCATGTTGTAATTTGGCTTGGTCTGATCCATTCAGGCAAATAAACTTGTTTTTGCTGACTCAGAATTAAATTTTCCATTTCGTGGCAGAGTATGTTTAGTTGCCTAATAGCATATTTTGTTTCGTAATCAGCTAATACATAATACGGACTAGAATTGTTCACTGTACCTTGAAGAATTTCAAAGTGATTATGTAACTTATTGAGTATGCTTTTTTTCTCAGACAACCCTATGAACTGTGTTAGATAATAGTCACTGGTTCCTTCTTTATGTAATCTTTTTGGTATCGGATATTCTATTCCGTATCTAACTGTATCTGGTGTAAAGTATTCTTCGATGAAGTACGAATCCAGATCGCCGTGTATCCATGCAAGAGTACTGTTAAACTTGTTAATCTGTAACACTGCTTTATTAAGCTCTTTACACAAATAGTCTAATGTTCTTGCTGTATTAGGAAAACCCATAAAGCAGAAATTTTTCTCTAAGAGAGAATTAGACTGCAATAATTTTTTGAGTGCATCAATCCAATCATGTGACATTGGATTATCGTATGTCCGGATATAATAATCCAATGTGTCACTATAATCCAATGGATTTCGTAACGTAACTTTTATTTCAGATTGATTGCCACCACTCATATACATCTGCTCTCTTTGATAGTATTTCGTCCATGGTTATTGATTGACTACGGATAGATTCTAATTGTAACACACGAGCCTTACCCTTTGCAACACCTTTGAGATAAGCGTCTACGCCAAACTGTTCTTGAAATGTAGGGCGTGTTTTAAGTTGAACTAGTATATCCTTTAACGGGCCGAGGGGTGTGGTTGGGCCATCCAAAATTTCATCTACCCATGCTTCTAATAGACTTCTGGGTAGGGCTAAAGGTGACATAACTATGTCCGGACTAAAACCAAAGACAACCTTGGCCAGGATGTCAACGCCCAAATCGTCAGCTAACTGCTGTATATTTTCTACTTCAAACATACCCGGGAGGGTAAGAGTGAAGTCCAATCTCATTTGACGCCTGTTTGTAGCAACTGCAACTCCTCTCTTAAAGTTTTCAAGCCATTCTGTATAATCAAGACCTGTTCGGATATATTCTCCAATTCTTCCCGTTCCATCAATACTCGCACATACTTGCCAATCACGTAACCGGCATAAAATATCACTGTACAGATCAATACCCCGGTACCGGACACGACTAAGGTTTGTGTTATATCTTGCGTAGACATTTGGACCATCTCCTAGTTCTATAATACGCTGCATGTACCGCCAATGTTGTTCGTACATTAACGGCTCTCCCCCCACCCAGTACACCTCTTCGATACGGTGGTCTTCGACTGCTGCTGCGAACTCGGCTTCAATTTGAGTTGTTTGAAATTGTTCAATCTGATCTTTGATCTCAGGTTTCATCCAATTGTTCTTTGGATCCTGCCAGTTGATCATGTTGTGTTGGCGTTGCTCGCTTTCCCAAGCACTGCTTAACATGTCTCCACACATGCGACATTTGAAATTACAATGATTGCTAAATCTGTAATCCCACGATACTGGTTTTAATGTGGTATACCCAGTTGCGTCAGTTTGTTCTACTACTTGTTTGTACTTATGTCCGAACAATTGATTGAAATAACTACGGTAAACGTCAGTGTTTAATAGCTTGTCGTTACATACTTCACACTCGGGTAGTGTTTCTCCGGCCATCATGCGACGTCGCACACTGCGCATATGATCATTGTTCCAGTGGTCTTCTAAGGTAACGGGAATATACTGCCCGGTACCGGCACTGGTATCAATATACTGGCGAAAATTTTGTGCTGGTTCTCGGCTGGCACAACACAACCGCCGTTCAGTTTGTGGACTAAGGTAGGTGTGTACCCACGGTGCCAGGCACAAGGTATCAGGCTTACTCATAGCCCATTGCCTTGGCTATTTCAAAGTGTGTGTCTTTAAAACTCTGCTGCCTATACTCGTCGGTGCGTTGCATTTTGGTCAAGAATTCTTTGCCGTCACTGCCATTTCCGTTCTGGATAAATTTAATTATGTTGCTAATTTCGTATTGATAATGTCGATTGGTCCATGCGGTGGTTTCCAGTTTATTTAATACCAATGCTTGAGCGTCCGGGGTCATTTTTTGTATACTCATATGGCCCGGGCTATGCATCATGTTAAAATATACACTACCAAATTTTTTAGTATCTGCCCAGGCCAATAGTTCATCTAAATAATAAACATTCTGAATATTAATTGTAAAACAAAGTTGTGTAGTAATGTTTGGCATCCGCTGTTGTTTGGCTGCATGAGTAGCATCTATAATACTGTTTGCTTCCATCCAGTTGGCTCCGTATCGCTCGTACTCAAATCTAGGTCCTACGTTGTCAATACTGAATGCAATATCTACTCGTCCAAATTTACTAAACAAGTCCAAATGCGGCAAGATAGATTGTGTAGCATTGGTATTGTAGTGTATGTCTATATTTTTGCTGTAGCCTTCACTGGCTGCAAAATTCAATAACTCAAAGTGCTCCTCAATCAACCAAGGCTCACCACCGGTGAACTCAAAGTACTTTATGTTGGGCAGTATTTGCTTTAAGTTGCTCCAAAAAGTTGTATCCTTGTTTCGTGGCCAGGCGCCCTGTTTTAACCACTGATATGCAATATGAGATTTTTTATCAGATCCTTTAGACATATAGTTTAGTTCTTCTTCTGCCCATTTGCTACTAGACCAGGATCCGCATATACGACATTTTAAGTTACAGATATTACCCAATTTTAAATCAATAAACCACAGTTGATCAGGAGTATCATTTGCCCAGTCTACCTGTGCATATAGTTCTTTTAATCTAACCTGACTATGTATGCGCTTGCTTGACCTGCCAGCGACTTCCTCGTCCCAACAACGACTACATGTTGCAGGCTTTTCTCCAGCACGAAACTGTCGTCGAAGTTTCTGCATATATTCGCTGCGATATATTGTTGTTAGGTCGGCTGTATTCAAATCATACTTGACCCCATCAGTATCTGTAATCTCATCATGCGCCATGCAGCATGGCCTAGTAGTTCCAATTGGACTGGTTTCTATACTGATCCAAGGCAACATACAAATTGTGTTAGGTAGGGTCATAGTATCTTAGTTCTGCAAGTTCGGGAAATGTAGCCCACACATCTTCGTTTCTGACTTTATCTAGTTTATTGCATTCTTCTACAAAGCGAGGCCAGTATTTGTCCTGAGTGCTACTCATCATCATGTTTTTTAAACTCTGAAATCCATTGGTTGCCCTACGCAATGTGTCCTGTGGATCTATCCAGGCAATATGTTCGTCATATGCCGGGAATATTACCTCTTGTTTGAATTTTTCAGGAAATATATCAGTTCGATACCATTCGGGACTCTGACAGACATTAACGTTCCAATCTTTGGCATTGATCAATCCCAGGCGTGTCCATTCTTTATGAAAATCTAACACATGCAACACGTTTAATGCACTAACAGTGCTACTAACATAGAAATCAACATGTGGTACTTCTGTGATCATTTGTTCTCTATTATTAACAGTCTGCGTCCAATTGGTTCCTTTGCGTATCAGTTCAGCTTGCTGACTCATACCATCTAGGCTGGCGCCTACGCTGACATTCTTAAAGTGTTTCCAATATTCAAACACATGTTTGTCCTTGTATGCCAGTTCGCTAAAATTTGTGTTATACTGAATACGAACATCAGTTTTGCCTGCCTCAATTAGCTTTTCTAATAGAAAGTAATGCTCTTTCATGATAAGAGGTTCGCCGCCGGCAAAGTATACCTGTTCAAGATAAGGTATGTGTGGTAACATTTGTTCAATCATGGAATCTTCGCTGCCAGCAGTGTATTCGACCCTGGCCATATCGCGCCCAAGGACATCGGGGACGCGATTGTATAACTTTACATGATCGTTAAACCAATTACTACTGAAGATAGGACCGCAAGTACGGCAGCTAAAATTACATAGGTTGGAAAATCTTACATCCCAATATCTAATTTTAAAATCTGGATTAGTGCCATCGTCATGTGTATGTTCTACTTCATGTATTAAATGTCCGTAATTCCTATTGCTGTCATTACGCATGCTAAATGCGCCGTTCTTTTCTAACTCGTAGCATTTAGTACATTGCTTGCTAGGCTGATCCTGCAGCATGTTTACACGTAGTTCCTTGTAGGCATCTTGATTCCATACCTCCTCCATGGTGTTTTTACGCAAGTCCCCAATTGGATGCCAGTACTCTGCTAGACAACAAGGATATACTCGACCATCCGGAAACGCATGCATGTGCATCCATGGTAACATACAAAAGTTGTCACTTTCTGTCAACCGCTGCCATTGCTTGTCTGTAAAATCTTCGCGGCCAGCAAAATACGGGGCGCTGGCACTATAATCATATCCTTTTTTGTAAAATCCAACTACTTTGTCATCACTCATAATGTATTGTACCAATTTGCTAATGCAGGAAATGTTTGTATGAAATTTTTATTACGACGTTGATCGTATTGTTGATAGAACTGTTTGAAGTCATTGCGTAACTTGGGTAAATCAAATGCTTCGCTGTGCGGAGTTTTAACCACATCTAAATAATCAACTAAACGCTGCAATTGGTTCCACTCATGTTCATGAAGGTAGCTGTGACCTTCATGCATGGCCATAAACTGTGACAGTTGATCTTTGTATCGGGTCCGTAACTGGTCAGGCAATACTAATGCAGATTGAAAACTTGGAAAGCGTAATATATTTAGTGAGATATTAACAGCATCTCGTCCGTATTCTAGTTTCCAATTTACTACACACTCAAGAAAGTCTACCAAACTGTCCAGGCATAATGCATTGATAGTACACATGACGTGCAAGCCGCGCAACTTGGACTGGTGGTTATTTAAAATCAGTTCTACTTTGTTTGCCCAGTCGTCCCATACCAAGCCATCTCGTACATATTCAGCTTGTAATCCTGTTGCTTCGTTACTGGTATATATGTCAATGGGTTGGTCTACGCTGTCAAACAATCGGACCACATCTACCTGTGTACCAAGGTTGCTGTTGATGGCCAGACGAGTTTTACTTTTGCCTTTGTTGTTCTTGAACCAATCTAACAGTTGCCAGGTGTATCCTGACAGCAAAGGCTCACCGCCAGTGATGCGTAGTTCGTCTAGTGTGTTATGGAGGTCGCTTTCCCACCACGCAAAGAATGCCTCCACATATGGGTTAGTTTCACCAAATTTATACAGTTGAGCACTGTCATGAGTGTGAGTAAAATGATTCCTGCCGTCTGAAATCAAGTTAATGTAGGGTCCGTTGGTGTTGATATCTCGAACCCAAGTACTACTGAATGCAGGATTGCAATAACTGCAAGCGAACTGACAAGTACGATCAAAACTGATTTCAAGAGTGCGAAGATTAACATCGTTGATTGGGTTAGTGTTGTATGCACGATCTAGATCCTGATCAGAATAAATTATTGTTTTGTACACCCGATCACTGATGTTGTCGCGCCCAATGTCTTCTATTTTCCAGCAGTATTCGCAGCCAGAAGGTCTGTGTCCTTTTTGCATCTGAGCACGTTCTGATTTCTTTTGATCAGTATTGTGTAATGCACTGGGGTTTGTTTTTATTTTCTCAATATCAATTGCATGTGGCAATGGATGATGGCAACTTGTGGTCATGCCGCTGCCTAACCATATAGTAGCGTTATACCATTTTGCTCCACAGAAACTGTCTGACTTGATGTCAATTATTCTGTGCTTATACTCTAGATATGTTTCGTTATTAAGTCTTGACATTTTAAAATTTTTTATGTTAGAATATAAAACAAGTGGTTAACTATTAAAGTACAATCTTTTATTCAACTGCTGATACTCATTAATTAATTTTTGTATCTCATCTGTTACAGGTTTTTGTAAAATATCAGAAACTGTATCTGCCAGTGATGCATTATCTAATCCCATCACTGTTTTAAAATTAATATTGTAATCAACTACTTCTCTGTCATAATTTTTGTCCCAGTCCGTAATCTTTAATAATAAGTGATTGATTAGGTCTGTCCTTACTATTTCTGATTCAGCAATTATATTAGTGCTATAGTCCGGCCAATCAACACCTTTTTGATTTGCATATTCTTGCTCTGTTAATATGTCGGGCCAAGCTTTGCAAACAAAGAGTTTAGTTACATCATAATAATCATCGGGATACATCTTGATACTAATGACTTTTAAATTTTTTTGCGACTTCTTAAAATCTCTAATAGGTCCGTAATGTGCATTAAAAATTGGGTAGCCGCGCCGAAGATTGCTCCAATAATCACCAATAAAATTAACAACACGGTTGGCACCTTTCCAGTTACCGTAGCCTTGGTCATGACTATGTCCGGTGCTAGAAAAATTTGGTTTTACTGTCATTCCTAAAAAATTAGCTATCACCGAAGTCAAAAATAATCCGCCTGTGCCTGCACAACAATATACCATGTACTTGTTCATGTAAATAAATTTGTTAGTTTAATCTTTTGCTCTTTAGAAAATTCTAAAAAACGAGTTCTATTATACATTAGATCTGGCAACATGTCATTGTACATATTCATCAATTTGTGTTTATCAAGACTAGCAAGGTGTTGTACAACTTTTATAATTGAATTATGAACTTCATATTCGGGGATATCTTCTATTAGAATATTGTTAAAGTATTTCTCAAAAGTTCTAAATCCCCGATTTCTTAGCCACAAGTATAACTTGGATGATCCATTAATGATAAACGGTCTCAATCCAATTATGGGCTTCCATGTTTTTTCTGTCACAAACGTATGATCCCAGGGATTAAATGTAGTTTCGCTGATTATATTTAAAAAGTGATTTTGCCATATGTCCATGTTCCCAAGACTGTGTATGTCGTGGGGTATTCCGTACGACATTGCCATCCCCCAGTTTCCCTCATTGGCAAAATCATCCGGCTGTTCACCCAATAGAAAACTTGGTGCATATTCAACTTTGCTATACAATTTATCGTTTTTACCTAATGTAACAAGACCGTGTCTGACCAAGTCATAGTCAATCAACTGTTTCACTAGCTTAACTCGGTGTTCCCTTGGCTTACGATTATAACAAAGGTACAAGTACTTTATGTCTTTTATTAATAAATCTGCGTCATTATAATCTTTAAAATAGTCCGGTATTACTGTTGAAATAAAACTAACTTCATACGGAGAATCATAATTTCCTATTAAAAAAAGAGAGGCATTAAATTTTTTTCTAATGTTCTCAATTTGATCATGAGTTAACATTATTTCATCAACTAATGTAATAAAAAACAAATTATCAATATGCTCAAATTTGTTTAATTTTTTATATTGCCCGTTGTCAAATTGCGGACCAAACCAAGTTGTATTAATTATTAAATTCTCTGCTGTAGGAAATTTTTTATTAATCTGTGCCTTTAAGTGATCAATAGCCAGCACTTCGTTGGTGTGCCATTGGCTATTAGTCCCAAATGTTGTTCCAATAAAATATGTTGTCATTTAATTTTGTGCATGGTATCGACATTCGTTCCAGAACTCTCGCATTTCTGGAAATGTTTCTGTAAAGTTGGTGTTCCTACGTTTGTCGTGTTCGTTGAAGAATCTATAAAAATCAGCACGTTGTAGTGTAACATAGTCAGGATCCAAATTGCTACCTTCTTGCATCCAATCTATAGTGCGGCGCATGCGTTGCACTTCGTAATCCTTAAATCCTTGGAATGGGCGATCTGCTGTTTCTAAATTAGCTTCCATCCAGTCTGCTACGTCGGTTAATCTTTGTGCATACACCGGTGGAAGTATCTGTAGACTCTGCCATGACGGAGTACGTAACAGCGGAGTATCAAACCATACACGTTGGTATGTTGTACTGTGATATCTCCGCAAAGCCAGAATAATTTCTAGTTGTTGTTTTAATCCCAACACACTTAGATTATTCATGGTAATAATAAATGTCAAACTATTACAGTGCGGAATGTGCCTTAAGAAAAATTCAACTCTTGCTAGTACCCGATTAAAGTCCATACCATGTCGAATATACTCGGCATGCTGCCTGATGCCAGAATCCAAACTAACATACTGCATGAAGTGTTCAATTTGTGTATTGCATAACTTGGACACGTACTCAAAATATTTTTGCCATAACTTTTCGTCTACACTAAAGTTACTGGTAACATCAATGTGCAGTTCAGGATTAGGAAAAGCCAACACATAATCAAATACTTTGAAGGTATTACGATCCATTAATGGCTCGCCACCAGTCATCCTAAAATGTTTTAGTTTTGGATAGAGAGTGGGCCACCATTCCCAAAATGCATCTACATAGGGGTTGTCAGCACGAACAGGTATAGGCTTGCGACGACCATTAAAATGGCTCGGGTCATTATGAGGTTCGCTAGTAGGGTAGGCTCCCCATCGCTGGATTTCGTCTTCCCACGATGAACTAAACTGCGGACTGCAGTAACTACAGCGAAGGTTGCAAGCATGATTAAAATTAACTTCCACATAGGAAGGAACAGCATCTTCATCTCCTGTTGAGTTTGTGATTGCATCAAAGTGTTCAGCTGCCCAGGGCTCGCCACTACGATAATGCCTATCGCTTAACTGGCCTAGATCTTCCATGTTCCAACAATAACTGCATTCTTGTGGACGCTCATTGCGTAACATAATTTTACGCTGCTCTTTTTTATGCGCGGTGTTGTGTAACGCACCAGGATTATCTTTTAATAGCGCAGCATCTATTTCGTGCAACGGTGGATGGTAACAACTGTTATTAAGACCGGTTGTCAGGTGCAAACTCACTTGCTGCCATTTGGCCAAGCAGGTGCCTTTGCCTAGTTTTTGCTTCATCTGCTCTGCTGCAGACATAAAGTCACTTTTACTTGTCATTAACTAACCTTATTTTGCGCTGAAAGCTATTAGATGTTATTAAATTATAATTATGGTCAAGTATATTTTGCATTGACTCGTACATATTAACTAGTTCATCTACGGACTTGCCTGACAGATTATTAATTACATCTAGAATTTTTTTAAATTTAATACTAGGACTATACCCGTCGTAATCTTCGTCCCAATATTCATAAAAAGTTTGAAAGCCCATTTGTCGCAAATATATCATATAATTTTTTGGTCCCATAATTATAAAAGGTTTTTTTAGTAGCATGGGCCTAAATGTTTTTTCAGTAGGAAAAAAAACATTTCCTTCTAAGAAAGTTTCGCTAACTAAATCAACAAAAATATCCTTGTAAAATGTTATTATGGTATCAGCATAATCATATACAATATTAGAATACTTAGACGCTTTGTTGAGTAATAACGGAAAATTAGTTGCAATTTCCCCAAAATCAACCAATGATTCTGCACGGTATCGATATAGTTTTTCTAGTTCAAAAAAAGTACGATCCACATCGTTAAAAGAATTGCCGTGACAGGATAAATGAGCCAGATTTTGATGATGCCTATTTAAATAAGAAATAAAACCTAGTCTATTGGCCGAGGGCCTTCCGTAAAGACACAAAAAAATTTTTTTACCATTCCAAGAATGAAATAAATTTTCTACATGACGTGGAATCTCCTCTGCATAATAATATGGTTTATTGATTGCAATTTTATAAAAATTATGACGTTCTAATAGATTTGAGGTGTTAATTGTTACTGATTGAAAAGAAAATTTGTCTAAAATATCATATACTTGCAAATATTCTAAGCATGCAGCTTCTGGGTTAAGAATAATTTTTATTGATTTATTCTGATTATCTAATAGAAAAGAATAAAATTCTTTAATGTTCCAAATCTTATCGTTTGTTGTAATTAAAACAAATGTATTCATTTATTTACTCACTATTAGTTAACACTACCATCCTTCGATCTTTCTAATAACGTCAATTTCTGTCATCATAATCTCACTGTTACGTTGACCAGTACTGTAATGGTGTTTGAAGAAACGACTCTGTTCTGACGTATATATAACAATGGGTAAACCAAGTCGCTTGGTTAATGACTCTTCAATCTGCTTACACCCTTCTTTGGGATCCTCTTTGCTGAACATATCCCACAACTGTTCCAGCATGTCAAAATCTTGTACGTACTTGTGGTCCCATCCTTCTAACATGATCATGAATGCACCCAGTCTAGCACCATACATGGCCCAATGACCATTTTCCACATCAGCACCCACACTTTGCCAAATACACAAGTGGTCGTAATTACGACCATTGACCCTATCTTTAAATTCTTCTAGGGTGATTCTGGAGCCACGATCCAGACACATCTTGACCCCTTCTCTAAATCCTGCTCGCCAGGCCTGTTTGGCACTGCCATTGGGGTATGTTGTACTGTAACAGTTGTGCATGGCAAAGTACTTTGGGTCAAAACAAAACTCCACAGCAGTTTCGTCACTGCCATTGCTGGCCTCGTGTGTGCGCATGTTGTTTACAAATTCGCGACTCCAACAACTTAGTCCACCGTTACCATAGCGCAGGCCATTGATAATATTGCGTGCCTTCCATCTGAATGCGCCACCTTCTTGTTCTGGTTTAATCTTTAATTGTAGATTAAAGAAGGCAGCATCAGGCAGATTATCCCCGTCAATTAACACAAACCATTCTGTATCGCTGGCTGCTGCCGCAGCTTTGTGCGCGGCATCGCTGCCTTTGACTCCATCGACACGTTTTGCCCAAGGCGTCATGTTTTGTATCTTGATCCAAAACTCTTCTTTTTTGGGTTCGTCGTAGGTAAGGAAGATACAATCTAAATCTGCTACATCAAGTATTCGTTCGGCCATAATATTCTGTCTGTGAGTATTCTTCTTTGATTGTTAGTGCCAGTGCTGCATGACCTTTTACCACACGTTGGCCGGCATTGGCTTTTGTTAATTTTACACGATGAACCGGTTGTGGGTCAAGTACTTTTAATTCGTTGTTAACCACTTGTATCAGATTGGTTGGTGTTCTGTGAAATATATCTGGGTCTGTTAACACAATATAATTGCTGCCTTCGGGATGATGGCTTTCCCAAAGACCAATAACAGACCCATCATTGTTATAGTATAATCTGTATTCTTTTACAATAACAGGACGTTGCCGGTCGTACTCAGCAACTAACTCAAATGCTTTAACGAACTCTTGCCAAGGATCTAAAGTGGTCAATCAGCGCCTCCGTTGCAAAATTCTTATCATGGTAGTGTACAGGATGGTATTGGTTGATATTGTTAATTCTGATCATGCCCTGATCAAATTCAGTCACATAAACATCTTGGAACGACGCTGTTTCGTCGTATCCGTTTATGCTGGGTTTCATGTGTACAAAATTTACAAAATCTGCACTGGGCACGGTGCACAATTCTGGGCCTATTATATTGGCAGTAATGGCATATGCAACATCAGTGGTAGCATATTGATCGTTGCAACCTAGCAACAAGTTTCTCACTGTGGGCCATTGTTCAAATACCTGTTTTGCTGTTCTAAAAAAATTAGCAGCAGTTTGACTAAACCTAAAATACATCAGTCCAGTATACACATCTGGTAAGTGATTGTCGTCAAACAATTTTCTATAACGCCGGCTACCAGCCGGCTGCTGTTGGTAAGTCTGACATCCAGTACTCATGACAATGTCACGCAATCTAAAAGTTGTCCACCAATGGTCCACACTTCTAGTGAACAGTAAATCGCTTTCTAATTTGATAGTTTCTTTAAAGGGTGTTGACCAAAATGCCAGTGGCTCTAATCCAAACGGACCAGTGACACTGCTGGGTACTTCAATTACATAATCGAACACTGTGCGATGATAGTCCTGCACTTGAGTTGCAGTAGCAGCATCAACAATGACTGCAAACTTATTGATCTTTTGAGTCGCTTTGACATTCAATGCCTGCAAGTAGGCAAGTCGGAGATAATCAGTCTTGGCAGTGTTGGCTGCAATAGTAACAAATCCTTGTTGTTCTTTATGTTGGCTCATTGACTAACTGTTCCACCAGTTGTTGAAACTTACTACTTTGTAGATAGGCTTTGCCCATTAAATGCAGATTGGTCCGTGGCGCAACGTATGCTTTGTTGGCATCTTTAACAATTACTTGATGTTGATTGACAGTAATAGACTCAATCACTTGGTCTACGTTGAGCATGATGCCAGGAATACTGTTTGTACCAATGGCGTATCCGTTCAGGATAGTATCTGCTACTGCAAATGCATAATCATTGCGATAGTTTCTTTCTTGCATGTTAAACAAAGCTTGGTAGTATCCATAATTGTTTTGTACTCGTCCAACCAACTCAAAGAACAATCGTGCTCGTGGCGTTTTCCTAAATGCAAAAACTGTTGCCCATACATACGGTAAACTGTTAGGACCCATATCTGCCGGCATTGGCTGCACCAATGAATGACTGTGCCTTTGTAACAAATAATCCCAGGGTTGGTCAAATATTGATAGCAAATTACGATCCAGTACCAAATAGTCCGCATCAATTACCAGGGTCTCATCATAAGGACTCAGTTCATAAGCACGATATCTATCATTGTTGCGCCACTGTGTAAACTGTTCTGTATCTATGTCATACCTTGTATTTTCAAACGCAGAATCATCAGATGATATTACAGTATACGGCAATTTTAACACATGACTGGCTACGCTCAATGTTTGTTGAGCAATTTTTTTATAGTTTACCTCAGCTGTATTGTTAGCAAATGCCACAATACCTTTAGATTTTTCTGATCTTTTTAAGTTCTTCATGTTCGTTGTGCCAACGATTCATCACTTGTTGATAGTGTTGTTGTGCGGTAACAAGAAAAATTTGCTTGTCAATTTGCACAGGATTTTGGTAAACATCTTCCAGATAGATCTCATCCACGGGCCATGTTTTTACAAAACCAAGTAGCTCCGGTGTTATTTTAAATAGCCCACCGTTGTGAGTTAAATGCAAGTCAGTCTGAATCTTTTCGCGTAGGATTCGTTTATTAATTTGATAATCCGTTGCCAGCCGGATTTCATCAACTAAAAGATTAATATTGCTCATTGAATTAAATGTAGGTTCTGGTTAGAGTATTATTATACGCTAACCAGAATAAATTGTAAAGACTTTAGGTATTATACTCGTGTTACTGTAACAGCACCCCAGGTGTTGCCTAGGTTAGTAACTTCAGGATATGACACATCTACTGTGACAGTCGGAGTCAAACTCAGATCATCATCAAAGCTGCCGCCTGCGTTGGCACCAGATGTTGAGTTGATCGTGGCCCAGAAACTGACGATATCGCCGTTGTCATTGAAGCTGCCTCTTGTTCCGTTTGTTCTTACAGCAATTGACCCAGTATCAGTGGTATAACTAGCAGTGACACCAGTAACTGAAATTGCCGTGGTATTGGCTATGGTCAAAGAGTAATATCCAAGGCCGGTAAGATTGGTGCCTAAAGTACCACCAGTACCAGTACGACTTCCATTAGTATTTGCTGCAAATAGTGCTATACCACCTAAATAGTTTACCATATTAAGAGCGGCAGTAGACCTTGCTGATGCGCCTGCTGTGGCACTGATATTGAATTTTAAGCGGCCGCCTGCATTGAAGAAAAATCTAGCAGCGTCTGCGCCAGTAAATGCAACGTTGGCTCCAAATGATCTTGTCAATGTGCTGGTAGTTGTTGTACTAGTCCAAGCTGCATACGCAGTCAGTGCGTTGTGGTTGGTAATAGTGGCAGAGTTGGATGCAAATGTCATTCTGTCAGTGTTTAACCCATTGACTTTTGATTGTAGTCCTCCAGAGAATCCAATTATTTGTCCAGCTGTGTTTGCAGTAAGTCCAGATCCTGTTCCATTAATGTGAGTATTTGCACTGTTGATTGTGTTTACCAAGCTGGCCCACTGAGTGGCTGTCACGGTAGAAGATACAGATACATTAGAAAGTGCAGTTTGTCCCCAGCCTCTGCTGTTTGCACCCCAAGCCCATACAGCATGTACTGTGCTGGTATTGGTACTTGTGTTTGTTCCTAAAATGTTGTTATAATCTGTGGCTTCAATCAAACCACCTTGTGCATATGACATACTCAGTATCCTTATTAACTATTTAATTTCACAATGGCTTCGATGGTGCCTTCGCCTGGGTCAGTTTTGTTCTCTAGTGCTCTACCAATCACATTCCATGGGGTCAATTCAGTTTTGGCAGCGGCTCTAGCTAGACCGTTGCCTGCAGCAACCAATCGATCACCTTTACGAATTTTACCTATTACTTTAACTGGTACGCGACCTTGGACTGCAACTGGTGGGTGAGTTAAATCTGATCCTGCTGCGGAATTCATTAGATATGCTGCTCGTGTACTTATGACGCCAAACACATCTTCGCTTAATTCTTCGTTTACCACGGTGATTTCTTTGACACCGCCAAGACCAACAATGGTGCCTGGGGTATATGGTTGATCTGCTTCAAATCTTTCGGCCAAGTCAGCGTATTTGGCTTGAATTGAAACACCGTATATATTGTTCCACCAGCTGACACTTGATCCTAGGTTATACGACAAGTTTGCACTAGGTACAATGTTGGCAGCAAATGTACTAGTTCCTGTTCCACCACCTAGTACAGTATCCACATAGTCTTTGGTGGCAAAGCTGTATCCACTAGATGCTCCTGTAGGATTAGCATATGCTTCTGCTAGACCCGACGTTGCGTTACCTTTAAGGAACGGAGTGTTAACTGTTGCTGATTTAACGCTTAAAATTAAATTACCATTATTGGTTACATTTCGTAGTGTTACATCACTGCTGCTGACAAAGCCCTCAAAATCGCTGTCTGCTCCAAATTTAATACCAGTGTCGTTTGTAAAGGTAACTGATCCATTCACTACTCCGGACTGGTCGTTACGCAAGAAACTTGCTGCTGGAATGCCAACTCCGGACACATTTAAACTGTTTGCTACATCTGCATTGCCGTAAAAAGCCTGATTTAGTGCGGTGCTTAAATTTAAGCCGCGATTAATAACTGCAAAGCCAGCGGTCGCTGTAGTAAAGCTGGCCTCTTTGCTCCAAATACCAACCAAAGTGTTATCAATATAGAATTTTAACACAACATACGTGGCTGCAGGGCTTGCTGAAACAATGGTATCAGGCACTGCACCAGTGTTACCAGTGGTACTAGTACCTGCTGGACCAATAATTGCCCAAGATGTGCCATTCCAAACTTTTAGTTGTAAATTGACTGTATCCCACCATTGCTCGCCGGTTACCGGACTGCTAGGAGCACTACTGCTTGGCGTCATTGTGATTATAGTTTTCCAGGCAGCAGATGCTGTTCCTTTGGCTGTGGCGGTGTTAACTTTTATGTATTTTCCCCCAGTATCCCACCATAACTGGCCTGGTAAAGGGGCAGTTGGTGCTGATGACTTGGCAAAGTTTTCCATCAACTGTACCATGTTTTGATTTAAAAATACACCGTATCCGGGGTAATTTTTACCTACCAGAGTCAAACTTGAATTTGTTGTATCAATTGTACCATCAGTCAAACCACCAGTGATAAGTGCGGTACCGTTTGATAAATTTATATTATAAGCCATTTTTTATGTTCTCCAACTGCATTATTTATGCTGTGTTTTTTTATGTTTTCATTATGCAACAATGTGCAAATCCCAACCACTGTTAAATGTTCAACCCAAAGAAGACCTTGGCTTTTAGCACTGCTATTTCTTCTGTCATCTCATCAACTTTGGTACTAAGTTCTTTAACTGAGTTTATCAGTGCGTATATAATCTGATTGGTATCAACCATTTTATACCCCATGGCATCCTCAGTCACTGAGTTTGCAAAATCAGTAGTTTCTAGCTCTTGTGCAATCAGTCCAACAAATTCTTGCGACGGGTTGTCTGCCTGCATGAATTCGGCAGTGTATCTGTAGTTTTTTGGAACCAGTTGATTTATTTCAGCTAGGCCAGCTGTGTAATTGGTAATATCTTGTTTGTATCTGGCATCAGAGTAAGACCCAAATGTTCCGCCACCAATTTTACTTACTGATGACAAGTTAAATCCTGCACCTAGCGGATTCACGTAGAATCGTTCTGGCGGGTTAATTGCAGTCCCAACCAAAAGACTCACTGTGGTATCTGAGGCTCGATAAGCCCAAGAGGTGTACGTAGCAAAATTGTAGTTTGCTGTCAGTATACCAGCTGGACGAAGTGTAGTGCCATCAAAACTTAGGTTGGTACTACCACTAGCGACGCCAGAATTATTATACAACACCTGGCCATCAGATCCACCAACCAAACCACTTGCACCTGCTGGGCCCTGTGGTCCTGTGGCGCCAGGTGACCCAGCAGTACCTGGTAGTCCGGTTGGACCTCTAGCACCTGCTGGGCCTGTGGTGCCTGTGGCACCAGTAAGACCTTGCTGGCCTGTTAGTGAACTAGCAAGGCTATACACAAACGCTGTTGTAGCTATTCTGGTGGAGTTATCCGACACAGCGGGAGTAGGAGCAGTAGGAGTTCCGGTGAATGTTGGACTACTAATTGGCGCTTTAGAACCAAGTTGATTTTGCTGCGAAATATTGTTTGCGCTGGTAATTGCATCAACATAATTTTTCATATCCAGGTTGGCTGATACCATGGATGCATTTGCAGCAGTTATTGTGTTAAGAGCTACAGTAAGATTAGATGTGATAGCCGAACTCAGATCACTGTTAATTAAATTAACACTGGATACTGTTGCTCTATTAAGAATTTCAGCATTTGCTGCAGTAATTTTGTTTAGAAGCTCGTTGTCTGTTTGTGTTCTGACTACTAAATTTGCATTGATAGCAGCAATATTAGCAGTGTATGTGGAATCCAGGGATGCAGTGATTTGATCAAGCAGAGAGTCAACATAAACTTTGGTTGGTATCCCAAAATCTGCAACGGCATTACCGGCAATTTCTAACAGTCCTGTGCTACCGTTGATATAAAGTGTTTGTGTGTTAGTACCAGCAACATTGGCATAAAAACTAATATTGCCATTGTTGACACTGTTAGTCATTGTAACATTGCCAAGATCTTGTATTTGAAAGCTATTTGGCCCAACAAATAAATTACCAGTTAGTGCAACGTTTCCTTGTATATTGCTGCCTACTATTATCCAGTTTGTTCCTGTGTAGACTTTTATGTTGTCCAACCCAGTATCATACCACAACTGACCTGCTATTGGGTTTGCTGGGCTGGTGGTAAGCGCAAAATTTTCTAGTATATGTAGGAAATTCTCGTTTGTTTGATCACCGTAATTTTGAGACAGTCTGCCAAGCAGAGTTATGCTGGTACTAGTAGTGTCTTTGGTGCCATCTAATACCGTAATAGCTGTTCCGTTGGATTTACTGATAATATATGCCATTGTACTATCCTATACTACTTAAATTGGTCAGAGTTTGAATTCGTACAGTGTAATCAATTTGAATAAGTCTATTTAAACTTTTTTGTACTGGATGAAACACCACGTGTGTTAAAAGTTTTCCAGTAGTAGTCAGTCCAGAACTACCATCAGTGCTGCGTGCTTTTAATCCCAACTCATCAAAGGTATATGTTTCGTTCAATGTTGTGGAGTTGTCAAATGCTGCTTGACCACTGGGCTCTCCATAATCTAGTAGACAACTTATTACAATATCTGAATAAACTCTGCCCGGAGTATGTCGGATTTCAATCTTGTTTCGGGTAGGATCTGCGTTTAGAGTACTAGTATCATCAACAATTTTTGCAAAAGTTGGATTGTATAAATTACTGTTGCTGGTGTTTGTGTTTGAAGGTAGATAATTTATAATACCAGTTGGATCAATGCTGGTACCACCGTTCCCAAAGTGCATTTCGTATATGTAACTTTGCCCTTTGTTTGCTAGTGTATATGCAATGGATTCAGACAAATTTTCATAATGAATAGCATTTCGTTTATCAATATAAACTTCGCCAGATTCTGGGTCAAAGATCTTTATATGCCCTTGTATTACCATGCCGCCGGTTTCGTTGGGCACTTGCTCTGTTACGCTAACTTGTGTTTGTTCCATATTTTTGTCCATATTATTATTTATCTGGGGTGTTGTCATGGTGTATAACTAGGCTCCGCTTTAATAAATGTTGCTGCTGCTGTAGTACTATTTTCTAATCCTGCGCCTGTTCCGTACGGGATCCAAAGATTTGATTGCTGTATGTACACGCTGCCTAATATTACATTCCCGTTTGCTCTAACTTCACCCAGAATTGAAATAGTGCTAGTATTTGCTGTAGTTGTAACACCATTGATTGAAATTACATTTGCATTAGGTACTAGTAAATTACCCGATACCCGTTCAATTGCAAAAATAGTGTCGTTAATTATGACATCTTTTACAATCTGCTGTATAGTTGTTCCTGTCACGTTACCACTAATAGAAATTGCATCACCTGAGATTGTAAACCCGTCATTGGGGGTAACAAAAATTTCATTGGAGTCATTGACTGCAGCCACCACTGTGGCATTTGCTAATGTGCCTGCTTGAGTTAACACGTTGCCCACAGATGTTGTAATGTTGGAGGACAGGTACAATCTATATGCATCAACAGTGCCGCCAATGATCCGAGCGTTGGCAGAAGCATTATTGGCTTGAGTAATATAATCACCAATGTTTGCAGTTATGTTTGATCCTAGTGTTAACCGATAGCTTACATTTGATGTTACGTTAGAATTAAATGTTGTTTTTACTATAGTAACGGCTGCATTTGGAATAAATTGATCTAGGCTAGCACTGACCACCAAAGTGCCTGCGGCGTGCAACCCAGGTGCCCCTGTACCGTCAACTCCTCTACGCAATTGAGTTATTGAGTTTGTTTGCACCAATTGTATATTTGAATTGCTGATATACCCTGTTGCGTTTGCATAAACATTACCCAATACCAGATAAACGTTACTGCCAATATTAGATATCAGTGTTCCTGTTGCGTAGGCTGTATTGGCTTCCCACATTGTGGCCATTGCTATTTTTGCATCATCATATTTCTGATAATAATGGATTTTTTCACCATTGATAAAAACCGTACCCGGTACAGTTTCTATAGGTGACGGCTCTTCTAGCACCGAGGCATCAGTCACATAGATTACCGTGTCTGACACTGCTAAATTTGAAGACAAGCTGGTTGAACTATTGGAACTTATTCTGGTAAACGAAATATTTCCACTTGGAACGTTTGGAAGCAGCTGGTTAAAGTCATTCATTGGATGAAAAACTCTGAAGCCGTATGTGGCACTATTTGCAACGGTATTAGTAAACACCCGCATTTCTAACGTGTCGTACAATCTGCCAGGTACCAATTCCTCAGGAGCATGACTGCTGTATGCATCCACATAAGCACCACCGGTGACATTGATGTCCTCTGGTCTGGTCCCCAAAGCTGTGTCAAGATATGTGCTGTAGATATTAGAATCAATAACAGAAGTTTCTAACTCTAAATAGCTAATTTTTACGTTGGCCATACCGCCAGCCACAATTGATTGAATATAACTGACTGTGTTTGCCCCGTTAACTTGAATAACGTTGGCCGATGTTAAATTAAACCCTGTATGGCTATGTATAATATCAATTGATGTTGAGTTAACAGCATCTTGTAATACATATGCACTGGCTGCTGCTGCGTGACCGCTGCTATAATCCCATTGCGTTATTACGTCCCCAGCATTGACTGTCAGACCAGTGTTGGCAGTCAATTTATATGTTGTTTCAATTGGTACTTCACCGCTTGTCAGAGTCATGTAATCTCGTTCAACAGTGACAATCTTAAAGAATCCATTGTTCATAAAGTCAAACGGTACAAATGATTGTATTTTGATAGACTGATCAAGCTCAAACCCTAGGTCAATAAAATTAACCTGTTGCGTATTAGCACTGGTTATGTTGGCTCCAGTATAGTTAAAGCTAATTATGTTACTAGTAATTTCAAAACTATTGGCTGTAAAGATTGGACCAACAACTTCAACGCCTGGATAATCAATTCCGTAAATCAATTCTGACAGTCGGCGGCTTGGCATACCAGTAACTGGTTGATAATAAGTTTCTATTCTGTCTGTGGCACGAAGTAACACGTTACTTGAATCTATTTTATTAAACAGTGTGTAATCAAATATACCACGATCGCCTTGATCCCACGCCAGTTGGGCCAGGAACGCTTCGTTGTTGTAAATTACAATGTTACCGCTTGAAACCCATATATTGCTACCTGTTCCGGAAATTACAGTATTTGCATACGTGGTGTATTGTTGCCAAGTAACTAGATTACTAGTGAACTCTGTTCTATCAAATTTTAAACTGGTGGTGATGCTTCTAGTCAAACTATAGCTCAGATTTGGAGACGTTGCATAGTATTCATTCTTCATTGAAGGGTACACTATTGCGCCTGATCCTACTCCATTTATATACACAGTTGGGGTCGAGGTATACCCATCACCCGGAGCAATCACAGTGATACCAGTTAACTTTCCGGTAGTAGGATTAATTGTTGCAATTGCATTTGCACCAGTGCCGCCACCGCCGGTAATTTGTACATTGGGCACAACTGTGAATCCAACTCCAGCATTGCCAATTATGTAATCTGCCACTTGCAAGGTATAATTGTTATACCATTCTGCATAAGGAGTTTGCTGCAGCAATGCAAGATCTGCAGGATTATCAACATCAGGCGAATTAAATGTATTTGTAGTAGTATTATATCTGCTAGGTAAATCAAAATCAGTCCAGGACTGAGGTGACGTGTCTATGCTTTCGTATATGGGCACATATTCTCTAATTTTAGTTCTGTAAGGTTTAATCTCGTTGATGTAATCCTCGTAAAAGCTCTGATTGTCTTTGACATAATTTGGTATCTGTTCTAAATTCCTCAATTGATGGTAGATATCAATGAAGCTGGTCTTGAAGATCCAGTCTGGCGATTTTTGTTCAAAGAATATATAATTCACCATAGAGAAAAATACCTGGTTGAACTGTATACTTAGATCTTTGATCAATATTTCTTCGTAAAGACTATTAAAAATATTAACTAATTCTAAACCAACCTGAGGATCAAATCCAATTCCTGATTTTTCAAAAACTGATGTGTCAAATCCTGCACCAGCCGACGGGTCGTAAACACTGGAGTCAATTTGAATAGTTGCATTTTGTGCTGCTTGTAATTGCAACGAACCATCAGCTTGTACTTGGTAAATTAACCATTGACCATTTCCGTTATCTAAAACTTTTATATAGTCGCCGGTGATCACACTCAATGATAAAATATCACCATATGTGCCCACAATATAATTCATCCTACTTCCGGCATCATAAGATTCATTGTACCAGTCAGACGCAGTCCAGTATAATGAAGTTTGGTAACTTTGAATTACTTGAATTGTAAATTCTTGTGTGTCTGATTCAAACTGGTATATGGTCCATTTATTATCATATTCTGCATTGTTGGGTATCAATACCCGGTAGCCATCTCCAAATGTGTCAGGATCTATGTAGCTCAATTCCAGTGGGGAATCTAATTGTGCATCAAATCCCGTGGTAGGAACCGGATCTGCCAGATATAAAGTTGACGGAGAAGTCAACAGCAGAATTGGGTTTTGCACCAACAGAGCGTTGACTGTTTTAACAAATGTTTCAACTGCTGCCAGTCTATTAGAGAACATTGACTGTCTTGGTTTGTCAGACAAACCCAACCTGTCTTGAACAGATAAATTTTGATTAGGCACAGTAGAGCCCAGTGTGTCAAATCCTACCAGACTTTCTCGTAATTTTCTAATTATTTTTTCTGGAAAACGCTGGCCAGGATTCCCTTCTTGAATCAGCTGAAATTCACTGTGTATTAAATTTTCGCTTTTGTCTTTGGCCAGATCCAGGTGCAGAATAGCATTGTCACCTTGTAAAAATTCAAGTACGTTGTAAATTGCAAAACTGTCTGGTGCTATTGGTGCAATATAAGGAATACCCTGGTCTCGTGGTGCTAATATATAACTTTCCA